AAGTAATGAGTTTTTTAAATCAGACATTAAATTGTTTCAAGTGTGGTAACGATAGATGTTGGGTCTGTTTCATCAATGGTAATAATTGTATTACGATTTGATTGAATAATTCCTTTTTCTGCTTCAATAGTTAGGCGAATTAATCCATCGTCTGAAGAAACCGAACGAACATTAATGTCATTAATTGTAATGATGCCGGTATCGTAATTAATTTCACCAGCAGTAGAATCTACAACCTGTCTTTCAGCATTTGTATCATAATAAATTGTTCTTAAAACACCTGTTCTAGCATCAATCACAGCCGTAGCTGTTGCACCATAACCATTACCACCAGTAATTGTTACAATAGCACGAGTATAATCAATACCACGATTGGTAATTTCAATTTTTTGAATAGCGCCATTTACAATAGTAGCTGTTGCAGTAGCACCTGTACCATCACCAGTAATTGTGACTGTTGGTGCGGTTGTGTATCCTGTACCAGGATTTGTAACTAATATAGATGCAATACCAGAAAATGATTGTGGAATTTCATCAAAAGTAACTATTCGTGTTACACCATCAGAATCATTTACTGAGAATTCTGTTGATGTTAATTTGTTAGTGATTGTTCCACGATGAATAGGAACATTAAAATTAATTGTATAACTTTTTGATGAGCCTACTGTTGGTTCAAATCTTTTTTGAACACGAACAACTGTTTCAGAACCAATAATTGAGTTCCAATCTGTCTCATCAACATCATCTTGTAGTTTGGATAAAACAAAACGGGAATCAAATTTATTTAATTCTCTATCTCTATAACTAATAATAGCATTTCTAATTGAATTTTTAATTGATGTTTCGCTATTTGTTGTTTTCTTAGGGTCGTATTGAACTTTATTTTCAACAATTAAGTATAGGTATTCGGGGTCTAAAATTTGTGATTGAACCGCTACAATAGCTTTTGGTGTAATAATTTCATCAATGATTCTTTGCTTTTCTGCTTCAGAAATATAATAATTTGATTTTGGTTTCATTGAAATGAAAACTTTACCATAAACAGGTGGGTCATTAGTTTCACCACCCCATACAGAAATAGAATCAATGTTTGGATAATTATTTAAAATATATGATTCATAATCTTTAAAAGTTACCAAACGATTTTGTGTTGAGAATTGTGCCGCTGCTGAGAATTTAATATTGTCAACAGATTCACGCTCTGCACCGCCAGAAGCTGCACTTACTGGAGTAATGGTGAAGTTTGTTTGTGAAACACTTAATGAATCTTGTAGTGTAGCTGTAGCAACAAAGTTGTTGGCTTTATTTGCGGCTGTTCCATTTGTTAAGAGGTAAGTAACTGCAACAGTAGAACCGTCTGCAATAGATTTACCAACAATGTCGTTACCAAAATAGATTTGATATTTTCCATCACGATTTTCTTGTAAGAAGTAAACTTCAGAACTAGCAGCCACATCCAAAATATCAGTAATATTATTATAGACCGATGATGCTGTATTTGCAGCTGAAGGACTCACAACAACTTTAATTGTGTCAGTATCAATGTTTGTATCTGGTAATGTAAATATTTGTTTTGGGTTTGAAGCTGAGTTATATGAGAAACTGTATGTTACTAATTGACCTTCATAGATTTCTAAGTTTTCAAATGAATAGGTTGTATTTGATTTTGTTACAGTTGTGTCATTTAAAACCACAAAGTTATATGATTTACTATCAATTTGATTTGATAAGAATGTAAAACCGGCAGGAATAGTTAATGTTGCAGCTGTGTTACTAGAAGCTGTTACATTAAAGTTAATAATTGCTACAGGTGATGAAGCTGAATATGGAACATAACCTAAAGTTTTAGCATGAGAAACGGTAGAATCTCTAAGCAAAGCAGTATCAAGGAATGATTCATTGGCAACCATGTTTAGATAGTAAGCATTATAGTGTGTATTATATGCCAACAAATCGATTAAGACAGAAAGGCCTGAGCCTTCAAAATCATAATCTGTAAACTCTGATTGCTGATTTAAGAATGTTTTTAAATTGGTCTTGATTGTATCAAAATCAAGTTCGGTTACTTTTAAACGGTCTACCATTTTTATCTAATCCGTTCTAGGAAAAAATTAATTGTAATTGGGTTTGGACTATTAACAATAAAAAACTCTAGTAGCACTTTATACCCATTTTCGTCTGGGGCTGCTATACAAGTTACTTTAGAAACTTGAGCTCTTGGCTCAAAGTTTTCAATAGTCTCTACGATATCTCTTTCAATCTGAGCTGCAGTAACACTATCTACATTTTCAAACAAAAGTCTGCGAATATTACTGCCAATTTCTGGTTGAAATGGGCGCTCGTAATGATTGGTCAAAACTAAATTTTTGACCGAGTTAATAACCGCATATTCATTCTTATGCGTATTAATGTCTTTTTTGACTGGATGAATTGTAAAATTCAAATCCAAGTCTTTAAAACTTCTTGAGTTTTGTATATCTACTGTTGCCATTTTCTATTTATCTAACCTGCAAAAACATTTCCAGACCCTTGTGCAACAGCTGAACCGCATGCCACAGAGTCTCCTATTCTCATTACTGCTTTTCCGTTTGCAAAAACTGTACCTGAACCACTAGATGCCGTTGAATCGTGGGAACTGGTTCCACAAACATGAACAACCCAATGGTCTCCAACCCTATGAACTCCTATGCCATTAACAAAAACATCACCAGAAGCCTCGTCATTAACTCGTGGTGGAAAACATCCATGACCTGTGCATTTGTCTCCCAATCGTGATATCGATGGCATTATACAAATTCCCTTAAAGCATCTCTTCCAGATGAATATTCATTTTGTATTGTTTTTGTAACCTGTAACATTCCTTCTGTTGTATCTATTGTATAAGTTATAACAATACTATTTCTAGGGTCAGCGGAATAATCATACACTTGCCTAGTAGAATCTAATTCATTAAAATTTAAAGAAGTTTTAAATTGTTCCAATAAATTCGATGAACCTCTTGTAATATGTTTGATAGATTTATTATCAAAAATATCTATGCTATATTTTCCTGTTATCGTTACAGTATCTACTGTATTGCTTATCGTTACTCCAGAACTTTCTAAACTGGTTGATACTGAAATTAAATTTCCATTAGCAACATCATCAAAAGTTATTGTAATAACATCAGTAAATTGTGTTTCAACTGCTGTTATTGGTAATGTTGTCGGTGAAGCTGTTGCCATTAATTCAAATCAATTTTTGGAGCAGTAAACTTCATGTTGCCGCCAGAATTAATGGTACAAGTTCCACCAATATCAGCACTAAAGTTGCCACCTATTTCCATAGTAGCGTTGCCGTCAATATAAACTTTAACATCGCCCTTAACATAAACAGAATCGTTACCAATAACGACTGTGAACTTATCTTTTTGGATGCGTTCCGCACGGTCTCCAGCAGGTCCCCATTCGATGTATGAACCTGCTCTGTGATACAGATGTATCCGTTCATTATCTTTCGTATCATCAAACTCCATGGCATGCCCGGACTCTGATTCATAAACATTGTTATATGGGTAAGTGGCATTGTAGTATGGGTCTGGTTCTACCTTGCTTTCTTTCTTTGCCTTCTTCATAGAGACAATAGAATCTTCATTCACTTTTTCATTTCTTGCCAAGCGTGAAGTGCTTGGTTCATCCAACTTTCTAGGATAACCAGTAGCTGTTTCGTTTGGTTTAACAGGTGAGTTTTCTAAATCAGCACCTGTTCTTGGGTCTGAAAACGCTTCTTGTGCATTTGCAGCCTTCAATGGGATGCCAGGAAACACACCCATAATAACTGGCTCTTGAGCAGCTTCACCATCAGTAAAGAATCCAACAACCATGTCACCTTCTCTTGGTGCATATGGGTTTGGATTATTAATTGGTAGCATTGGCATAGCCCAAGGCAGTTGCTCTGTTGGTAATTGCATTTTATTATCTGCATGCCAACCAACACAACGAACACGCACACGACCCATCTTTAGTGGGTCTTGTCTATCTTCTACAATTCCAACCCACCAAATAAAGCCGTTTTTACCTGCAAAGTCTTTTGATGATTCTTTATCCATATTAATATTCTAAAATCTGTCTAGCTTGAGCTATACCACTTGATGGTATAAACTCATTAGCTGTTGATGTTGTAGCCACTTCAATAATCGTTTCGTGTTTGTCATATTTAATCAACTGTCTGGAAGCAATAATAATATATTTTCCACTTAAACTTGGGTCTTCGTTAGAATCTCCCTTTTCACGAACCGACATATCTGGTGCCATTACATTTACATTAAAACCTGAAGTCAATTGAAAGTTGCCTGGCATGGCCACTTTAACTCTTTTACCCATTAAGTTTGCTAATATTGCTTTGCGTTGAAATACAAACGCTTCATAATTTTCTATCTTACTTAATGAGAACGGGTCATTTTGTTTTACATAGTTGCTTAGTTGTTGTGCTACACCAAACAAATTAACTGTCTTCTTGGAATCAAATGCTTGTGTGTTTGGTTTGCCATCACGGTCAAAAATCTCCGAAAAGTTTGGAGTTTCATTAGCGTGTTTCATTGTGGTGTAATGGTCACCGTAACTAATATTCTTTTTAGCAATACTTCTGGTCATTGGGTCAAAACCAATAAACTGACCAGCATTAACACCTTCTCGTGTCTTTTTAATGTTATCTGCTTGAGTAATAACTTCATAACCACGAGCACTACTAATTTCAGTCATGGCATTATTGTTGTTTAAGTTTTTAGGTTCAAACTTAATATCCAAAACTTCTGTTTGTGTAAGTAGTGTTGACAACGAAGCAAAGTTATAACCAACCAAGTTTTGAAAGAACATAAAGTTTGGCGCTTGGTTTTGGTCAACTGCTCTTTTAGAAATCCACTCAATTGCTTCCAAAGGTCTTAAATTTGGTATAACAATCTTTTTAACACCAGAAGATATTTCATAGATACCACCCAAATTATTAGATGGCACTTTTAAATAGTCTTCTAAAATCTTTTGCACAGCATATGAGTAAGTGCCTTCATATGACTGATTAATTCTTTTTTGGTCTGAAAACATAAACTCATCTGCTACAAAATGTAACACATAGGTTTCAGTCTGACCATCTGATTTTCTTTCAGATTGTTTATAAATTCTGAAAGCCTTTTTAAAAGTGGCAATATCTGAATTACCATCTTTTGCAATATTGATTAGAATTGATTCTGAGCCATCAAACAACAATTTGCCTGATAATCCAACAGAATCAGTTAGCATGATGTTACCACTCATTACAGGCATTAGCATTGAATCGTAAATATTCAATTCTTCATAGATGGCAGTTACATCTATTGAACCTGCTTTGGTCACAATCACCAGTTCATTTATTTTGAACTGTGTGGACTTATTTACACCAAAACTCATCCTTTAATTACTTTCTTAAATTCTTTTTCAACAAATGGAATAAATTCTGGTTTGAGTAATTTAATAACTCTCTTCTTTTCATTTTCTTCAATTTCATAATCATAATATGTTTGAAATGTTTTTGTGACTGCTACTGATACTGTTTTACCATCATTTAATGTGTAAGAGTTTGTTGTTGCAGCTGTATTAGCATATGTATTTGCATCAATTTGAAGTTTTTCAATTATTTGTGTACCATCTGAGGCCGTTCTTGTCACAACTTTGAAATAAGATTGAACATTAGCATTATTCATCGCCCATGATATACCAGATACCGGTGTTGTGTTGGCTGCACCGTTGGCTGTATATTTTGTATCAATGAAATCAATAATTGTTCTTTGGTCTAAAGGCCAATCAAACTGTGGGTCAATAATATCATTAAACAACAATACAATCCAATGCCTTTCAACATTATCATAATACTTGCGAGCAATAATTTCTGGTGTATCGCTATCTTGAATATTGTATTCATAGAAAGCGGCTGAATTGTCTTTTAGTTTCTGTTCAAAGCCAAACCTTGCAATAATGTTTGTGACTGTATCAACACCAGCTGATTTGTTATCACTTGTATAAAATGTTTTTGGATAGTAATTAAAAAACTTTGCCATATATTACACCTTAGCCTGAGTTGTACCTCTATCTTGTTTAAAGTCAGCCTTAGTGAGGTAAGTTGTTTCTTTAAATGATAGTTGTAAGTTGATAGCAACAGGCATACCAGTTCTACCTAACGATGGTTGATTTTCACCTGGAACTTCATATGCTGAGAATCCATTTGGTGCATAGTTTACATCAATCTTTTCTAATACACAAGTTGAAATTGGTGGAATGTTAGGGTTTTGTGTTCCGCCATAATAGAATTTAATATCAAATTCGGATGGTGGCACCAAGAAACCTTGAGCATCAGAAACTAATTCTGGTGCTTGATGAAACCTAACTCTTTCAATAATTCTTTGAACTTCTAAAGCTTCTCTTTCATCTCTTGGATAAAATGTGAAGTCAAACTGAAATGTTCTAAAGTTTGGAGATTTGTAAATCATTTCAAGCATTGGGTTACGAACTGTTCCCGTAACTGCTGTAAATCCTAAACGACCTGTGTTTTCACCAAGAACCGCACCTGCACCAGAAGCAATAGCTGCAGCTGCTTCGTTACGAACCGATTTACCTATTGAAGCACCAGCAGTAGCTGCACCTTTTGCGAGAGCACCTAGATTATCTTCACCACCTGTGCCACTCTTAAAGGCATCAACAGCAGAACCACCAGCTGCCAATATTTTACCACCTAATTCATTACCAATTGGAATATCATCATAGCCTTGTGAATATGAATAATTCAAAGTATCAGGCATATACAGAGCAATAGCATCTGTGGTTAGTTTTGTTGTTTGTAGAAAACTCTTATTTGTAATCTTCTTAATAGATGTATCAATAATAGCTTGTGTTTGTGCTGAAGAACCACCAAATATAGTACCAGACTGGCCAAATAAATTATTGATTCCGCCAATTGCACCACCCAAAGCTTTTTGAGCTGCACCAGCAATACCACTTAAAGCACCGCCTGTTGCATTGTTTAATTGACTTATACTACTATTAACTTTGTTAGCGATATCACCAGCAACATAGTTTCCTAAACTGCCAGATTGTGCTGATTTGATTGCACCTTGAATACTTAACTTAGCACCTTCTTGTCTTGCAAAGTTAGCCCTATCAAAAGATGCGTCTCCGCCAGTTGCTAAATTACCTTTGAATTGGGTTTGTCTTTGTTGGCGGATATAGATAACTAAGTAGTGAGCTTTATCTGCATTACCAACATCTAATGGATATCGAAA